TAACCACACCTTCTCCATCGGGAGTTAGACATGTCAGAAGATAGCTGCCCAGTCTGTAAAGAGATGTTGTTGGAAATCAACGACATTCTCTCATCAGACATCGCCAAAATCGGCGACATTTCATGGACGGCTATCAACGCTGTCTACCCCTCTCTGGGCATCATGTTCGTGGTGAGCTCGCTCAACCACTTCATGGATGTCAGGAGGGGCCTTGGCGTCGTGAACCACTACGAAGCCAAGGACGGTCCCTGTATCCGCCGTGCCTACTCGAGGGCTGATGCTGAGACAGCTTACAAGCTGTACTCAGTTCAGCTCCCGACGCAGTACCGCGGATTGGATTAGGTGTCGCCGAGCTGTGCCAGCTTTCTGCCCTACAGGGCATACTGGCCAGCAAAGCCATAAGAGGAGAGCAGATGGACGGTCAGATGCAAGTAAGAAATCTCCCGCTCAAACCGATTGAGTATTATTACACTCAAAACGGCGTGAGTTACAGGGGAAATCCAAATGCATCTAGTACCGGGATCAATCTGCAAGGGGGCAACCAGGCAACACAATCATACCGCTCAAAGCGCGGTGTGAGCTTGGAAGACCCCAACGATGGCTTCAATCAGGTCTCTGGATCGCAAGGTGCTTTCCAGAGGGAACTAGCAGCTGACGCCGCGAGAAGCGGGACTCGTAGTTTGTTAAACTACGGGTTCACTTCTTTCGACAACGGCCATGAGTTCGCGACCGAGAAACTCTCATATGAATGGTTCGAAAAGAACCGTCACATGGAAGCTATCGGTAGTCAGTGGGGAGACCTAGAGTATGATGGTTATATACTCGCGACCCTCTCACCGACGCTTCCGGTTTACACTCTGCCGACTCAAGGAGGAATTAACCTTGATGGTGGCAGGCTGTTCCGTGAAGCCGCCCCTACGAAGCCAGAAGCGGGTTTGCTTCAGTTTATTGCCGAGACGAGGCAGGACGTGCCTAGATTACTCGGCTCTTCCGTGCTGAAGAAGGGATTCAATCGGCAAAGTGCCGGTGATGAGTTCCTTAACCTTCAGTTCGGTCTGATTCCGACTTGGTCGGATTTACAGAAACTGTCGCAGTCTGTGCTGAGAGCTGGTAATTTGCTCAGACAGTACAGAGACAACGCCAACAAGCAAGTTAGGCGTCGTCGCGCGCTTCCTACTGTGTCTTCGGTGGTAGAACTAGCCGGGCCCGAGGCGTATCCCCAAATTGGGACATTCTTCGATATACCGGCTTATAGTCAGTTCTGGGTACCGAACGCACAGCTGGCGAAGACGTTAGTGACCGATGTTGTACGGTCCGACGTCTGGTTCTCAGGTGCCTTTACCTACTATATGAACGAGGGTCATTCTGTCCTCGATCGTCTTGATAGGTATGAGGAGCAGGCTAACCACCTGCTTGGTCTGCGTTTTTCTGCAGACACATTCTGGGAACTTTCGCCATTCTCCTGGCTCGCCGACTGGTACAGCGACACTGGAACGTTCATATCCAATGTCGTTGCGCTAGACAATGACGAGCTCGTGATGAAGTACGGATATGTGATGCACTCAACAAGTGCTACCCGTACATACCTTAAATTGGGGCTGACTCCAAGACCTGGAAGTTCAGCTCCGACGTCGCTTAGGATGGATGTTACATTCACCCAAAAGCTTCGACACAAGGCATCACCTTATGGTTTCGGCTTGCGTGACGAGGATCTCACATCCCGTCAACAGGCCATACTCACGGCCTTGGGTATGACCCAAGGTCATGGGAGTCGGGTACTTTAGTACCCGCCAGATTCACAACCGTGAGTCTGCACGTACAACCCAGTTAGGGCGTTGCCATGCTTTCCGACCCACAATCCATCACGATCAGCGGAACGGCGGTCAGTCTTCCAAAGACTGGCACCGGTCCGAGTTCCGGCACTTTTACAAGTGCTGACACTTCGACCAGCGAGGTCATCTCTCATGCCTATGGCAAGAGGGTCCGACGCGCTGCTCGACTGAACATCTCCAAGGTCTCGGCGGATCCGTTGCTTCCGTCGACGAACACCCGCTCAACAGCTTCAATGACTGTTGTGTGGGATGTTCCCGTCAACGGTTACACGGTCGCCGAAGTTAAGGCTGCATGGGACGGCTTCGCCGCCCAACTTGCAGCCTCTTCTGGAGCGATGGTCACCCAGATTCTGGGTGGGCAGAACTAGAATGGAGTTCACCCATCCGTGGGTGAATGACGTTCTTATAGTTCTGCTGGCTATGGAGAGCGCGTGGCTGAGGAAGCACCACCTAACCGTTAAACGGAAGGGGAAGCTTGAAAAGCCTGATCGCGCTACAACTGGTCGTCCTCGAAGAACTGGGGACGAGATGCGACACAAGCACCATTCAAGATGGCAAAACCATCCTGAAACGCTTCGAACACGAGGGGTTATCGTTTCTGACGATTACCCTACCGAACTTTTGCTCAGACTTTGAAAGAGGTCTTGAGCAAGGGTTCATCGACCACGCCATGTTCAACGGATTTTCTAAGTCCGCCAGACACGGGTGTCTCCCTGGATTCCTCCAAGGTTTCACTGGTCTTGTGTTCGATCGAAGTAGCGGTCTGCTACTCGATAAACCTAACGTAAACGCTATACAAGCCGTCCGTCAGTTAACACTGATGTTTGGTAAGTTGAAGCGTGACTGTACGCCCATAAGGCGAGATGCAGCCATTACGCGGTACATCGAGTGTGAGCAGGATGTACGTTCTGCCGATCTGGTCCTGTTGTCACCGAAAATTGATTACCTCGGTGATTTCAGTCGGATCGCCCAGCTGCTGTGGCGTGACTTCTTTGGCTCTATAGATTCTCGAATCTACGACCAAGGAGTCATTCCTAAGCATGGTCCGGGTTCCACTGCTGATAAGCTTCGCGGCAACGCGAAGTACAATCAGCTCTCGTGGACCCGCCGACTCGAAGAGATCTTCCCTCACTGGGAAAATCTCATCCCGTCGGAGTCCTTTCTTGATAGGACGGACAACGTCTCCATCCTCGAACCTTCGGACGAGATAGCCACTAGGGTTATTACCGTCCGTAAGACGCTCAAGACTCCACGAATCATCGCTATCGAACCGACTTGTATGCAGTACATGCAGCAAGGAGTTCTCGATGCGATCGTGAATGAGATTCCTCGCCATGACAACACGAGGAACTTCATTGATTTCGAATTTCAAGAGCCAAACCAAAGGCTCGCGAAAGAGGGCTCCCTCACGGGAGC